CGTCCCCGTCCCGCCAGTCGGACAGCGTCATGTAAGTGTCGATCCCCACCGCATCGATGGCGCTGGAACTCCACAAGGGATCGAGATGGAAGAAAAAATCCCCGGACCCGTCCGCCGGGTCATGGCCGCGGTATTCCGACCAGTCGGCAGCATAGGTGAGCTTGACGGAAGCCCCCAGGATCGCCCGGCAGTCCGCGGCAAGCTGAACAAGCTGGCTCACGGCCGGATAGCTGCCTGGCCCATCGCGCACGAAGGTCAGCCCGCGCAGCTCCGAGCCGATCAGGAAGCAGGTGACCGCGCCCGGTTCGATCGCGTTCACCGCCGCGCAGAGCCTGGCATAGTGCAGCACCATGCGCCGCCAGCCCCAGTCCGAAGGGCCGGAATAGCTGGTCGTGACGGCATGCGAGGCTGGGTCGATCGTTACGGCGATGTCGGAGGGGGCCGCGCCGCCAAAAAAACTGCTCACCTGCGCCCCCGCCGCCGCGGTTCTGTCCACGCTGCCCGGTTGTCCGGCCGCCGGATGGCAGGTGATGCGCCCGCGCCAGGGAAAGGCCGGCTGCTCCGCCCGCCCGTAAGGATCGGCAAGCCCGTTGCCGGGCGCAATGTCCATCAACAAAAACGGGCAGAAGGTGGTGGAGATCCCGCGCCGCTTCAGGTCCCGGAGCGCGTCCACCACGGTGCTGTCGGCGGGCGTGCCGCCATAGGCCGGGCGCTCGGGATCCTCCACGGAGCGCGCCAGCAGCCGCGCCCCGTCCCGGCCGAGCCCGTGCACCTGCCAGCTCCTCGGCGCCGTCGTCTTTTCCGGGCCGAACTCCACGCCGGGCCGCACCTCGCACGCCCCGCATCTGAGGTCACTGCCGAACCAGGAGACGACCAGCAGCACCGAGGCGGCATTGGGAAAATCGCGCTGCAGGCTGTCCACCGCCACCGCCCAGTCCGGCCCGCCCACCTGGTTGTTGACGTTTTCCGCCGCGCTGGTCCCCTCGCGGTCCGGGTCGAGGCGGCGGATCTCCTCGCCCGCATAGACCCATTCCCCGGCGCCCGGGATCATCACCATGCCCTGAACCTGCTCCTCGATGCCGGGCAGCTTCCGGATCACCTCGAATTCCAGCTGCGGGATCCGGTTGCCGAAGTCCCCTAAAAACAGGTCCTCGAACACCACAAGGGCCGTGCCGCGATAGGCGGGCGCGGCGCCCTCCTTGGCGCTGATCAGCGGATCGGGCAGCTGGTCCGCCGTGCCCGCATGCACCCGGTGTGTGATCCTGGAAAGATCCAGGATCTTGCCATCGGCCCAGACCCGGCCGATCCCGGCGATCGGTCCCTCGCACAGGCCGACCGCGAAATTGGCGAAGTAGCTGTAGGTCGTGGTGGTCACCGTCTGGCGCCCGCCGCCGCCCTTGCCCCCCACCTTCTCGCTCGAGGTGTTCACCTCCATCCGCAGGCGCGTCGCCCAGATCACCTGGCCCGCCAGCCGCACCCGGCCCACCGCGTCGGCGACCGGCGCCCCTTCCGTGGAGGTCTGCAGGCGCAAGTCGCCAATGCGCGGGCCTTCGGTGGACATCCGCCGCGCCGGGGTCAGGGCGCCGGCGATCAAGCCGTCGGCATACGCCCCCGCCACCCCGGCCGCGCCGCTGATCAGGGCCGAGACCAGCGGGCTTGCCCCGATCGAGCCGGAAAAGGCCGTCGCCGCTGCGCCCAGAACGAGGGTTGCCATCAGTTTCTCCTCACGGGCGCACCGCCCTGCGGGCTGCCCTCCGGAGGGGGCGCGCCATCAGGCGCGGCGCGCAGTCGCGCTTGCGGCGCAGATTGCGCCGACACCACCCCCGGGAACTTGAAGGCGAAGCGGATCCGTGCCCGCCAGGCCGGGATCAGGGGCACCTCGCAGACGGGAAGATGCTCATGGGCATGGAGGATCCGGGGCTCCGGTGCATCGATGGCAGTGGTCAGCAGCGCGCAGTGCTTGGCCGGCAGCCGGTCGCGGAACGCAAACAGGAGCACGTCCCCGGCATCCGCGTCCCCGGGATCGATCCCGATCAGATGCCGGGCGGCCGCATCCCGCAAGGTCTCGGTCCGGCTGCGCTCCGCCCAGTCCGGCGTATAGGGCGGCGGGGTCTCGGGCTCACAGCCCATCACCTCGCGCCAGACCCCGCGCACAAGACCGAGGCAGTCGCAGCCCGCATGTTTGCGCGCGGCCTGGTGGACATAGGGCGTTCCAAGCCAGCTCCGCGCAGCCGCCACGATGGCGGATCGGGTGAGCGGGGGCCGGGTCACAGACCCTGTGCCTTGGGCGCTCACCGGAACAGGCTCCCGCCATCGTTGAGGTCGTCCTTGTCCGCATAGGCGATGATCCGGTCATTGCCGGGCATGTGCGGAAAGCCGCCGAAGTTCGTGAGGTTCGCGAACCGGTCGCGGCAGGTGGCCATCGCCTTGTCGCAGCCCGCCCGCACCATAAACCCGTCCCCCGGCGCAATCGGGTCGGCCATGGGCAGCACCAGTTCCAGCGTGACCGTGCCGCCCGGGGCCGCGTGCCGCTTCACCTCGATCGCCTGGCCCGCATTCGCCCCGGACGTCCAGGTCAGGAGCCCGGCCGCAAGCACGCCGGGCGCGGCCGCCTCCAGCCCGGTGGCCGTGAACCTTCGCCGCTCCCCCGCTCCGGCCCCCGCTCCGGCCACCACCCCGGCCACTTCCCCGGCAAAGGTCCAGGGCGCCAGATCCACCCGGCAGCGCGCATCGCCCAGCTCCCAGGCGCAGGTCCGGCTGAACAGCCGCCCGGCCGGCTGGCCCAGCCGGTGCGACAGGCCGCGCAGTTCCGCGGTGAACGCCGTCCGCCCCCGCGCCACCTCGCCGATGTTGCCGGAGCGCAGGAGCACCCGTTTGTCCGGGTCCGTCCAATCCACCAACCATAACGACACGGCCGCATCGTCCCAGAGCCCCCGCGCCAGGTCGTCTTCCGTGATCGCGGCCGAGGACAGCGCCCCCTCCACGTCCAGATTGTCGACGGCAAGACCCAGCGACGCCTCCAGCGACGAGGCTGTGAAGCCAGAGGCCGCCTCGAAGGTCACCCCGCCAAAGGCAAGCGCCCGGTCGTGATCGGTGAAGCCGAACACCGCACCATCCTTCCGGGTGACCTGCCAGCACCGGCAATGGGTCGTCGCCCGCCTGTCGAGATCGGCCTGCATGGCCGGTGGTATGGTCTTCATACCCGCACCTCCACGATCGGAATGGCCCGGATCTCGCCGAGCTTCAGCTCGCGCAAGGATGTCTGGATCAGATCCGTGTCGAACCGGCACGGCACGTCGAAGGCGAAGCCCGCCGTCACGGTGCCGCTGGCCGGGGCGGCCTCGAAGGTCACGGTGCCGTTTGCCGGATCCACCGACCAGCCGGAGGCCTGGACCGCGCCGTCCACGGCGATCAGGACCGTGCCCGCCACCGGCTTGGCAATCCGCCGGATCCAGCTGCGGCTGCCGGAGGAATAGGCCTTGATGAGCTGGAAGGAAGTCTGGCTCCCGTCCGCCGCGCCCAGCACCTGATCGAACGGGGTGACCGGCGCCGACGGCCGGGACGATGTGAAGTCCGCCCAGTCCTTGAACCGGAACCCCCGCAACCGGCCGGAGCGGGCCTCGAAGAACGCGATCACCTCGGCCAGGTGATCGGGATGGCGGATGCCGGAGCCCACATCGTATTTGCGCCGGCTGTCCGCCCAGGGCGTGTTGCGCTCCTCAAAACCGGACGTCAGCTCGACGATCTCCGTGCGCCGCTCCGGCCCGCCAAGCGCGCCGCGCGCCACCACATCGGGAAACCGCACCTCGTCGAAATCGCTCATGAGCCCTCCATCGGGTATTCAGAGTCACGCATTTCTGTTCCCCCGCATGGCCAGCCGGGCGAACTCCCCCGCGATCTGCGCGCGGGACGCCCGGAAGCTCTGGATATCCGGCGTCGTGATGTGGACATGGACATCGCCCCCCAATGCGCGATCAGAAACATGATCAGCCGCGCGGTCTGATCCATGATCCAGGCCGCGGGGCCTTGACCGGGCCGCCACCGGCAGGGGCAAGGCCGAGGTGGTGACCAGGCCGCCGGTCTGGTACCCGCGCAGGGCGGAATGCCTCAAAGCCTCCAGGGCGGGAACACCGATCCGCGCGGTCGACCGGGCGTCAAAGACATATTCATTCCGGTGCACCAGCCCAGCGACCTCGCTGTCGGCCCCGGCTCCGGTCGGCCCGCCGCGGTCAAACGACCCAAACAATCCTCCCAGAAACCCGCCATTCAAAAACCCGCCCGCCGCGCTGAGCGTCGGCCTGGCCGTTCCGAACAGCGCGTTGGTCAGCGGATTGATCGCCGCAAGCTGGAGCCCCAGTTGCGAGACCTCCTGGATCACCGACCGCAGCGCGCCGGTCAGATCTCCGTCGGCCAGCTTTGTGGTCAGCGAGCGGATCGCCGCCTCGCCGGTCCGCTGCACCGCGCCCCAGGCGGTTTCTAGTTCTTCCAGCGCCAGCGTCTCCTCGGCGATGGCCCTTGCGTTGTCGCGCAAGGTAGCCGCGCCGGTCTCCGAGGCCTGCGCCCCAAGCTCCCGGATCGCGATCTCCGCCTCCAGGGCCGCCAAGGCCCGCCGCCGCGCCGCCTCGGACTGGCCGACCAGGGAAATCTCCAGCCGCAGCCGCTCCAAACTCTGGTCCTGGGTGGTGAGATAATCCCCGATCCGGTCGGGCTCGGCGCGCACAGCGGGTCCCCCGGTCCGGGATTTGGGCAATTGCGACCGCAGACGGTCCCGGGCGGTTCTCTCCTCGAAAATCCCGAAGGCTTGAGCGATCCGGGAATTGGCGGCTCCATCGATCCGGCCGAGACTGTCGGCGGCAGAGCCGACCCCCTGGAGCGCGGCCTCCACCTCGCCCAGCCGCTCGACCAGCGCCAGAAGCCCGGTGTCGGCCGCCCGGGCTTCCGTAATCAAGGCGCGGATCGCCCGCTCGGACGTCGTATCCGGTGCCGTCCGGGCGAGTTCCAGCAACCGGCCGATCAGCTGGTCGGCTTCCGCATCCGCCAGCGCGAAGGTGTCGGCGGTCGCCCGAAGCTCGCCCTGGAATGCCCGGAACAGGGCCGCGTCCTCGGTCAAGGGTTCGGCCAGGGCGCTCAAGGCATTGGCCTCGATCCGCAGGCTGCGCTGCACATCCTGTTCGATGTCCGCGATCAGCGACCGGAGGGTCTCCCGCTGGCTTTCCAGCGCGTCCGTGTCGAGCGCGAGGATCGCCGCGCTCGGACGGCTTTGCAGCCGGTCCAGCGCCGCCTCGACTTCCCCGTAACGCTCGGCGAGCTGGCCGATCAGCTGGTCCTGGTGTTCCAGCGCCTGTGTCGCGCTGGTGTCGCTGGCAATGGCCCGGTAAAGCGCGGAGGCCGCCGCCGCCCCTCCGGCCAAGCCCACCAGCGCCAGATTGAGCGGGTTTAAAAAGCCGATCAAACCCTGTTTGAGAAGACCCAAGGACCCGCCGATCGTGTTGAAGCCCTTGGAGCCCAGCAGGAACTGCACCTGGCTGCCCTGCTGCAGGATCGCGGTGAACAGCGATTGACCGCTGGCCACCTGGATCGCGCCATCGGAAATCTGCTGCGCCAGAATGTTGACTTCATTGGCGGCCAATTTGTTGGCGTTCGCTGCCTGTTGGCCCGCCACCTTGAACGCCGATCCTTGCGCTCGTGCCGCCTGAAGCGAGGCCTTGGCTGCGGCTGACAGATTGCTGATGTCTGTGGACGTTGCCTTGGCGCTCGTGCCGATCCCGGCAAGCGCCTGCCTAGCGTCGCGAGCGCCGCTTTCCACGCCCGAGGCGTCCAGCCGGGCCAGCATCTGCAGGTTCAAGGTCATGGCCCAAGCTTCGCGCGCGGGCGAGGGTCAGAACATCCGGGCGGGTGCAAGGTGGTGTATCACACAGCGCAATAAACACATTTTGAAGTACTTTAGCAGTCTACGGGTTGCGTTGACGCCTATTGGATACTCTACGAGAGAGCTGAAGATCGCAGCTTTGGCTTCTCAAAAGTGACCCCACCTAATAGTCAGTTTCCGAATATTGGCCAAAAAAATCGCAGTTTATAAACTGCGAAGCGGCAATAGGCACCCATAATGGTGTCGTGATATTGCTCATATCTAACCGGTCAATTAAAAGGGCGTGTAAGGAGAATTATTTCAACTAAAGGCATATCAATGACGAATAGTTTCTCTGAGTATTTTGGTCTTTCCCTCGAGGAGTTTTTAGAAATCAAGGAGAAAAGCAAGAGCTTTATGGAAGGAAATGATCGCCTCGAAGCGTGGAATACGCTCGATACCGTGTCAGCGAATACGAGCTTAGCGATCCGCTCCACACTTCTGGAAAGAACGCACGCTCTTCAGTCAGAAATTGGTCACATACAAAGAATTATGGCGATTAGAGATACCCCGGGGCGCTACGCGAATCGGTATTCAACCGTATATGATTTTATGGCAGATCATTGCAACTTTCGCGATGTCGCGGTTTGGACGATGTTTGTGGCCACGCTCGAAGCAGCAACAGATTTTCAGATACGGCACTGTCCAACCCGATCCAGGGAAGATCGTCTCACAGGAAATCTTATAGCCCTGTGGGGAAACCAATGCTGCCTTTGGAGCGAACGTATGGCAACTGCTCTCAGGGCGCAGGAGAGCACACTGATCCTTCAAGAGCTTGATCTTTCCGTCGGTGGCGGCGAACAGGTGAACGGCGGCGACTTTGGAATTATCCTCGATTTTGAAAAGAAAGCTCACGATGACGGCAGCGTCTCGGTGAGAGAAATAATACCCCTAGTCTTTCAAGCAAAACGATATAGACGTCCCAACGCTGACATTTCGCAGCGCAGTTCCGGCACTACCCAACAACGAACTTTACTGCAAAGAAATGCTTGTACGTCGGCTTATATTTTTTACGAGAACGCGACGGGAAAAATTCTCTCTCCATTGCCTGTACTTGTGAAAGCGGCTGCCGCGGTTGGGGATTCAAATTCTACCAATGTACTCGCAGATAGCCTTGATCTCGCAACATTCCTTTTGGTCGCACTTGGTGACCAGACTTACGCTGAACGAGCGCTGTCGCCTAAAAACGCGCTTAACATGATCTATGACCGTGCGAAATTCGATGAACTCGCTGCCCTTATGGTCGTTTCGAGTGACGGAACTGTGGGACCACGCTATCAAAAGGACTACGAGGATGTTTTGTCTGAGCGTTCAAAAGACAGCTCGCCGGATACGGATGAATACGATCCACCAAGATTCGACTAGCACCGCGTTTATGCCAACCAATGATCATCGATGCAGCTGGCCTGCGTGAAAAGTGCCAATACCCAATAAATTCACCCATTCAACACCTCTAGCGCCGCCGATTCCATCACCTTGAGCTCCCCCAACAGCCGCTGCCAGGCCCGCCGGTTCCGCCCCCGGACCGCAGCAGCCGCCGCGGCATAATCGAGCCCGCACCAGATCAACCCAACCGGTCCTGCCACAACGCGCCACTGGGTTTCGAGCGCCAGGAACGCCGTGACCGCGCGCCAGTTCTCGCGCGGGACGTCGAACGTTTCAGGATCTGGGATTTGAGCGTCCGGCACAGGAAGCCCAAGGGCGGCGAAGTCCGCGGCGCTTTGCGCGTCCAGCCGGACCGCTCGGTCCGGATCGGCCAGGCCGCGCCGGGCATAGGCCCAGGCCCGGGCGGCCTCTATCCGTTTTTTGCCGCGGCCTGGCCGTTGAGCGCGGTGAGGTAAGCCCGGTAGACGCCGACGCGGAAATGGGCAAAGGGCAGGCATTGTTCCAGCGCTTCCGGGCCAAACGGGATCTCGGATCCCCCTGCCCCGCTCACCCCGCGCCAGTCGCGCAGGATTTCGGAAAGCAGCGCGGCTTCCCCGTGGGCTTCCAGCTCCGCCAGCCGGTCCTTGCCCACCATAAGGAACTTGGCCTCAAACGTCTGGCTCAGCACCGCGCCCGGCCGGTCCGGATCGGGAAGGGTCACGCGGACCGGCCACCAGAACTCGAAGGGTTCGCACAGGCGGAACTGCATGAGGCTCTCCTTGATCTCAGCGGATGGTCAGCACGAGTTCGTCGTCGCCCGTGTCGGCAAGGAACATCAGCGGCACGGCATAGTTCACGATCCGGTCGGTTTCGCCCTGGGAGGGGCGGCCGATCTGCACCCTCGGCGCGGTCAGCTCCACCGTATGGCCCGCCGCCGTGCCATGAATGAGGCTCAAGGCCCCCGTGGTCTTGGCAAGCGCGGCGTCGAACCAGTCGGCCGCCGCCATCGTCTTGGCTTCCAGGACCGCCGTTCCGGTGACCTGCCGGCCGGTCAGCTGGATGCGTTCATCGCCAATGAGAAAGCGCGGCACGATCTCCACCCCGAGATCGACGGCAAGGCTTTCGGCGATCCGGCTTGAGCCGAACAGCGACAGACTGGTCATCGCACTGGACACCGGCCGGGGGGCTTGGAACGCTGACAGGATGGCGGCCGGCAAGGCTTCGTCGGTGACCGTGCCCAGAAGACCCCAAAAGGAAAACCGGAATCTTGGAATTTGTTTCGGTGCGAACTCCAGCTGGAAGGTGCCGCGGCAGCCAAGCGCCACATGGCGCACGCCGTCCTGGTTGAAATAGAGCGACAGGCTTTCCTCGCCTTCCGAGACCGGCTGATAGGCGACCGACACGCCAGCGGTCACCGTTTCCGAAAGCCCGCAGGCCCGGAGCAAGGCGCCATAGGCGGGCACATCCCCGGCCCCGCCCGCACCTGCGCATTCCACCGCGAAGTCCAGCCGCAGGTGATTGGCGGTGAGCTCGATGCCCTGATGGCCGAGCGTCGGCAGCAACAGATCGCGGGAGACGTCTTCGCCGGCCAGCGGCGTCAGGGTGACATCGGTCGCCAGGATCGCGTCCGCCGTGCCGGTCGGGCCGCTGTCCGTGCCATAGGCGGTCTCGATCTTCGCCAGGATCGCCAGTTTCCGGGCCTTGCGCATCCGTCACTCCTTTGTCTTCACGGGCGTGCCGCCGCCCTTGGCCCGGGGACCGGCCAACCCGCGTTGGCCCCCCTCATCCTGAGGAGGGCCAACGGCCCGTCTCGAAGGATCCTCGTCCCCCGTCTGCGCATCGCGGACATACCGGCCGCCCTTTCGGGGTGTGATCGCATTCATGGCA